ATGCTCCACAGAATACAGAGCGTGAACAAAGAATGGCAGAAAGAACTGCACAATATGACGCTCCAGATGATGATACTTCCACCAGCGGAGACTCTAAAATAGTTTGTACCGAGATGTATAGACAGACTCAACTTGATGACTGGACACAAGCTATGAAGACTTGGCACATTTATCAGAAAAAATACTTGACACCTTTACATGAAATAGGGTATCATTCGTTATTCAAACCTTTTGTTCGTGGTATGAAAGTTAATAACACACTGACTAGCATTGGTGCTTACCTTGCAAAAGAACGAACAAAACATCTTAGACATATTTTAACAAAGGGTAAAGCTAAAGACAGTATGGTCGGCAATATCTTTTGTAAAATAATCCATCCTATAGTTTACTTAGTAGGATTGGCAGTTCATAAAAAATAATTTATGAATTAATTACTAGCTACTTATCCCCCAATAATGGCTACGATAACCCTAGGAGAAATAAAATGGCTGAAATGGCTGTAGAACAAAAAATAGTTAAGACCCCAATAAAATATAAGCGTAATGATAATAGAGAAGAGTTAGAGTTAGAAAAAAATCTAAAAGAAAGAGACGAAGCTCTTGGCAAAGTTAAAGCTGAAGAAGAAGATATTGCTGAAACAGAATCTTTAACACCTGAAGAAAAAACATTTAAGAAAAGATATGGCGATTTGCGTAGACACGCACAAGAAAAAGAAAAGTCATACCAAGATGAGATATTTAACTTAAGGCAACAATTAACACAAACTGCATCTCAAGAAATAAAATTACCAAAGTCAGATGAAGAGATTGCACAGTGGTCTCAGGAATATCCTGACGTTGCTAAAATTGTAGAAAGTATTGCTACTAAAAAAGCAAAAGAGTTAGATTCTTCACTAGAAGAAAGAATGAAGTTAATAGCAGAAAGAGAAGCACAATCTACTCGTGCTATGGCAGAAGCAGAACTCATGAGAATACATCCTGACTTTGAAACTATTAGGAATGACCAAGAGTTTCATGATTGGGTAGAGCTACAACCTAGATGGGTTCAACAAGCTCTATATGAAAATGAGAGTGATTCTAAATCTGCAGCAAGAGCTATTGACTTATACAAAGTAGATATGGGTATTACCTCTACACCCAAAAAGAAAGCAGACCCTTCTAAAGATGCGGCAAAAGCTGTAACTAGAGGTAGCTCAAACACACCTTCTGCTACTAAATCAGGACAAGCAAATCAAATAAAAGAGTCTGATGTAGCAAAGATGAAACCACATGAGTTTGAAAAAAATGAAGAAAAAATAAAAGAAGCAATAGCTTCTGGTAATTTTATTTATGATATGACCAGACGCGGTTAATATTTTTCTTTACTTTTTAAAATTTGTATGGTATAAAATGTATAAATAGCAGCCCATCTTTCTGATGACCACCTGCTTAATACATTTTCACGAATTATACTAAGAAAAACTACCTAGTTTGAATTAGCCCCAAAACGGACACCTAATCGCAGCTAGCCTTTTGATTGTGTATGCACTCGTATTTTTATATTAGCCAAGGAGGATAACATGGCTTTCCAAACTGCGGCTGGATACGGGAATTTACCTAATGGCAACTTTAGTCCTGTCATATATTCCCAAAAGGTTCAGCAAGCTTTTCGTAAAACCTCTGTTGTAGAGTCAATCACAAATAGTGATTACTTTGGAGAGATTGCGAATTATGGTGATACTGTTAAGATTATCAAAGAACCAGAAATCACTGTAAAAGAATATGCTCGTGGTGTTAACATTCAACCACAAGACCTAGACGATGAGGACTTTTCTCTTATCGTAGATAAAGCAAACTATTTTGCTTTTAAAGTTGACGACATTGAGGAAGCTCATAGTCACGTTAACTTTGAGTCAATGGCTTCAGACAGAGCTGGATATAGACTCCGTGACCAACACGACCAAGAAGTCCTTGGTTACCTATCAGGTTTCAAGCAGTCATCTCTAAACACTGTAGCAGGAACAGCTAACGATACTGTAAATGGTACAAAAGCTGTAACAACTGCAGGTTCAGATGAATTATTGACAAGCATGAAGCTAAAGAAAGGTGACTTTGGTAACATTACTACTGGTAGTGCTGGTGACCACTCTATCCCACTAGCTCCAAGAATGCCAGGTGCTACAGCTCAAGCAACAGCAACTGCTACACCATTGCAAGTTATTGCAAGAATGGGCAGACTGCTGGATACACAGTTTGTAGACACAGAAGGTAGATGGTTAGTTCTACATCCAACTTTCGTTGAAATCTTAAAAGATGAAGATTCAAGACTTCTCAATGCAGATTTCGGTGAGTCAGGAGGATTAAGAAGCGGATTGTCAATAGGTTCATTACATGGTTTTGATATCTATATGTCAAATAACTTACCTGCTGTTGGCACAGGACCAGGAACTTCAGGTTCTGCTAACCAAAACTCAAACTATGGAGTTATTGTAGCTGGTCACTCTTCATCAGTAGCAACAGCTTCGCAGATAACAAAGACAGAGTCTTACAGAGACCCTGATTCTTTCGCAGACATCGTAAGAGGTATGCATTTATATGGCAGAAAGATTCTTCGTCCAGAAGCAATCGTAACTGCTAAGTATAACGTAGCGTAGGGAGGTATAAATGGCGACTTTTGATTTAACTTCTAAAGATACCACTGGCGTATCTTCCGACTCTATCGTGGCTATGCCATCATCTAAGAATACTAATGTGATGAGAAATATTGAGGCTTACCTTGATATTGATGCATTAGTAGCAGCAGGTGGTAGCTTTTCAGACGGAGATGTCTTTCAGGTGTTAGAAATACCTGCAAATACTTTAGTCTTAAATGCAGGTGCAGAAGTGATGAAAGCATTCACAGGCAGTTGTACTCTTGACTTAGACTTTGCAGGTGGTGATGACATTGTTGATGGTGCAGATATAACCTCTACAGGTTTTTGTGCAGCAGGAACTAATGGTCAGACTAACACTGTTGTAGGAAGTGCAGCTTCAACGTATACTCAATTTATCACCACTACTGATACTATTGATGCTACGATTGCAGGTGCTGCTCCAGCAACAGGCAGACTCAGAGTCTATGCTACTGTTATTGATTTAGCAGGTCATGGACTAGATGACAAGCCAGATGAAGTCGATAGAGACCAATTAGCTTAATAGCGTAATTATGGGGACAATTAATTTTGTCCCCTATTATTTAAAATAGTATGGCACAAACTTATCTTACATTAACCAATAGCGTGCTTGCACGTATTAATGAACCACAACTGACCTCGTCTACTTTCTCAAGTGCACGGGGTATTCAAGTTCAAGCACAAAATGCAGTTAATGAAGCCATACGATATATCAATCAAAAAGAATTTAGCTACCCTTTTAATCACGCAACTAATACAGAAGTTTTAGTTCCAGGGACAGTAAAATATACATTACCCACTTCAACTAAACATGTAGACTATAACACTGCAAGAATAGTTAAAGATTCAACTTTGGGTACATCAGGTACAAACCTGAGCACGTTATCTTATAATGAATACATTGCTAACAATGTTGAACAAGAAGATGATATTGTAACAACAACTACAAGCACTACACATACAGATAGCGTTACAACTATAACTGTAGCCAGTACATCAGGATTTGATTCTTCAGGGACTATAAACATAGCAAATGAAGAGATAACATACACAGGAACAACAAGTACAACATTTACGGGTTGCACTAGAGGTGCTAACAGCACAACAGCAGCTTCTATAGCAAGTGGAATACAAGTAGCACAGTTTACTGGTGGCGGAGTTCCTTCGCACATTGTAAGAACATTAGATAATAATTTTATTTTATATCCTTTTCCTAATAAAGGGTATACACTAAAATTTGATTACTTTACATTTCCATCTGATTTATCATCACAAAGCGATACCACAACAATACCCGATAGGTTCGCCCCAGTGATAATAGATGGAGCCACTTCATATACATATCAATACCGAGGTGAAATTGAACAATATCAATTAAACTTTGCAAGATTTGAACAAGGCATAAAAAATATGCAAACACTATTGGTTAATAAATATGAATATGTAAGGTCAACAGTAATACTAAGACCGACAAGTATGGCAGGGTATTTTAGTACGGAAACAACATCATAATGCCAGATTTATCAAGAGTAGAACCTATAAACTTTCCTTTACAAGGTGGATTAGTTTTAAACAAATCTACATTTGCTATGCAACCGGGTGAAGCATTAGAACTAATTAACTTTGAGCCTGACATTGAAGGTGGTTACAGAAGAATAAATGGGTTTAGTAAATATAATACCAACATAGTACCCCAAACAAGTGCTTCTAGTGAAGAAGTATTAATGTCAACATTTTTTAATGATAACATTATTGCTGCTAGAGGTGAGAAAATATTTAGGTCTACTAGTGGTTCAACAGCATGGACAGAGATAGATTCAGGTCGCACAAGTGCAAGTGTTTATACATTTGAAGAATTTAACTTTGATAACAACTTAAAGTTTATTGTAGCAGATGGAAACAACGCACCTACAGTATTTAACACTTCATTTACAGCAACAGACGTAAGTGCGTCGGCAGTAGCAGGAGCTAAGTTTGTAGCTTCATTTAGAGACCACATGTTTTATGCAGGTATGTCTAGCACACCTCAAGAGCTTGTATTTAGTAAGCCATTTGATGAAGATGACTTTTCAAGTGGTGCAGGTTCAGGAACTATAGCAGTTGATGCTACAATAACAGGAATTAAAGTTTTTCGAGATAACTTATTTATCTTTTGCGAAAATAGAATATTTAAGTTAGCAGGTTCTTCAGTATCAGACTTTATTATATCAGACGTAACAAGAAACATTGGTTGTATAAATGGGCAGACGATTCAAGAATTTTCAGGAGATTTATTATTTTTAGCACCTGATGGATTACGTACAGTTGCTGGTACTGCTAGAATTGGTGACGTTGAATTAGGAACAATTAGTACACCTATTCAGACTGTATTTAACGATAACATAGCAAACTCAGATGGATTTAGGTCTGTTGTTATACCTAATAAAACACAATATAGATTGTTTTTCTCAAAGTCAGGTGTAACACAAGCAAATACAAACGGAGTTGTTTGCTCTCTCAGGGGCGAACAGTTTGAGTTTGGCAAGTTACAAGGTATCAAACCTTCATCTACAGGAATATTAGTAGATACTTCAGGCACTACTATTATTCATGGTGGTGCAGATGGATATATTTATCAACAAGAAAGTGGCAACGATTTTGATGGAACTGCTATAGATGGTAAA